CATCCAAAGCTAAACTCAGTTCGGATTTGTAGTTGAGTTCGCATTGTATACCTTCATTGTTTCTTGCTTTTGCTTAGCATAGGTCTCCTGGCGCTGTGCCATAGCCTTATCAGGATCAAGTCCATTTAGCTTCCACCATTTCTCTATAGCTTGTTCTTTGGTTTCTCCTTCTACTTGTCGTAACAATTCTTCAGCATTGGTTAGTTTCTTTTTGAACTCCTCGCTCATTCTTTTGCTCTTTCATGTTCTGGTGCAATCTTGGTATCCCAATGATCAACCTTTATATTTTGATCATTAAAGAAATCAGTTAGGCATCCCTTCATGATACTCATAAATGCTTCTTTGTGTTTAGGATTTCGTGCTATAGTCATATGAATACTGCCGAGATATATGGCGCCTTCCATAGTATCAGGTACAGTATAGTAACAATTCCACATTTCACCTTCAACACGAAATGCCAATCGACCTGTTAGGATGGTAGACGTTTTCATAACACAATCATTCCTTTCTCCATCATTACTTTGAACACGCGCATCAGGGCCATTGTATCTGCTTCGGCTCGATGTGCCTCCTCAAACCTATGACCAAACAATTCTTCATGCAAGTCTCCGAGACGCATTCTGAATCCTTTGATCTTAAATATTTCTTCCACAGTACAAATATTGAAGGGAGGCCAAGGGAATTGTGTGACCTTATTGATACGCTTTAATTCATTCTCCAATACTCGTTTGTCGAACTGAAGGTTGTGGCCTACCAGATACTCGACACCTACAAAAAATTGAGCTAGTGGTCTATAGTATCCTGCAAATGGTTTCTTATCAGCAACATCTTCATTCGTTATGCCATGGATACGAATAACATCATCAGGTATTCGTATTGGAGGTTTGATCAATGCAGTATATACTTCAGGAAGCCCCTCAAATAGTTTATTGATCTTCACACAGGCTATCTCAACCATGTAAGGTTGATTGCTGATGTCTGCCGCCTCAATGGCCAGGAGCGAGGTAGTCTCAGTGTCCATGAATACTATCATGGCTGACCATCCGTCCAGTCGAGTTCAAGCAGCATACTTGCATAGACTGATATGTCCTTCATGTGATCAGGATCAATATGCTTATTAAAATTGTTACAGTAACGATTGAATTTGCTCATCATAATAACAAGGATAGCAAATCTGTTATGATCATCTGGCGTCTCCAGCGTTATTCCATTGGGGAATAATGCATGAAGTAGGTAACCAGTTTGCTTATAGCTATCTCCATACAGCGAGTTTTTGAATTGATATAGAGTTGCGAGCTCATGTAACGCTTGATCCGGTTTCAAAACTTTTTTCCTCCCTCAGCATTACGATGTTCTAACGTATGGTCAAGACGTGTTTGGTTATAGCACATCTTCTCCGCGAATGCTTCTCCCAAAGATAGGTTGAGTCCTCCTGCCAAGTCAAAGATACGCACAAGAGCATCTGCCAATTCTACTTCAACGGACAATCGTTGTGGGAGATGCTCATCACGTTTGTTCTTGCGATAGCCTTCCATTGCTTCGCTTATTTCACTATGGATAAGACATAGACATTCCGCTACATTACGATCAGCATCCCACCAGTGGGCCGCTTTCGCGGACCCATGGCAAAGACGAACAAGACTATTGATCGACATTGCAGACCCCAAGTAATGATCTGTGGTGATCAAGAAACCATTATTGTTTGTGTCATGTATTGTCATTTGTTACTCCTGGCGGATGATGTCAAGTTGTTTCATTGCTATCCAAGCTTGCGTTTCGTTCTGTGACTTGCCAGTCTCCTTGACCTCCTTGTCCAGCTGTTCCTTCAAGTATTGATTGAGTGCCTTGTGGGCATCGTCGGTGCGAGGCATAATGAAGAAAAGTGACCAAGGCCATACCTTCAAAACTTCAGTAACCATCTTCGATAATACTTGAGCATACTCATCTTGAACTCGTGGGCTGGAACGTTTCCTTACCAATTCAGAGAAGCCGCGCAAGTTGATCTTCATGCAGATGTTGGTCAATATATCTGTGGGCAATACTCCTCGCGCATCCTCAGGCTTGGCTCCTTGCTTTATGATTTCATTATAGCCTTGCTGAATCGTTCGCATAACAGAGTCATAAACGACCTTAGCCTGATCAGTTACTGTCGGACCAGTATGGTATTCAAACTCCGACATGTCAACAATACGCATAGCCTGCTGAGCATAGGAAGCATTGCGCGTCCGAACCAACTGATGGGTGAATGCCCTTGTTACTCCTTCAATGCAAAAGATAACGTCTACAAATTCCCACGAACTGGGAATAGTTGTAGACATATACTTCAACTCCTCCATCTTGCGTTCGCGCGGCCAGGAGCGGATGTCTTCCAATCCTTTCGGGGCCATATTGAGTCGAGTGTTCTTTGTGAAGATCAGCAACTCAATAGCATCAGGAGTTGCGTATAGAAGCGATACCTTCATGTTACTCTCCTACTGTGTGTCTGGTTCTACCGTAGTCATTTCTTTGCCGAATGAATTTGTCGATCACTCCTATGTCCTTCAATACATCATCGAGTAGTAATTGCCTCCATGTCGCGAACCTACCCAATGAGTATATTTTGAATTTGTCCGTCGCCCATAGAATGAACTGCTGTCGAATATCATCGTCAATCGGAATAATCTTGCCATACTCCTGGCGCTTGATCACAGAATCAGTATAGGCTATCGTGTATCCCAAAATGCGATCTAACATAGAATACATGAAGTCAGCCTCTAATGCTTTGGGCTCCTCGCTGAACTCGGCTGTGAATAGGTCTCCAGTAATGCTGATGCGATATGGCATTGTCGTATCGTATGGCAAATAGATCGTTTGATAAACATCGACATTGGTTAGGTAACAGTTGTAAGTCCAGATTGGTCTGGCAAAGAATAATGGTTTCTTCGGATACCATAACTGTTTCATTAATTCTGGCATCGGAATAGTCGAGATGGTAATGGTCTGATCGGTAGATGCTTGATCATAAGGCTTATTATATAAGATGTTGAGACCGCGTGCCGCTTGTGATATCAAATTCTCAGGCGCGATATATCGCACAGAAGGTTCTGTATTGATAATGGATCGCTCCATCACCATTCCAGTGGCCTTGATTGAATAGGCATTCATGTCTTGAACGGTAGGCGTATTTGATATAGCGCCAGAACGATCCATGATACCTTTATACACATTGACCTTCTTGAACGGAATGCCTAATGCTTCTCCAACTGCATTGGTTCTGAAGCGTAGCAAAGCGCTGTGATTGTTCGGAAGTTCAGATTGTTTCTCCCAAATAACAGGATTGTGCGTCCACAGTCTCCTGGCCGCCAGGAGCCCAGATAGTCCGGCGCCTACAATAATCATTCAACCCACTCCCAAACCGGTTGGTATGGTTCTAGTTTATACATGTAGCCTGATTTAGTATGAAATGGCCATGGCTTGCCAGTTATCTTGTTGTATATTTTCTTCATCGTAACGAGATGTCGATTAGACAATCTTACGTCCTCAAAACCTTTGTCGGCGTAGTCAACCATTTCCAACTCTTTGTCGTATAGCTTCATGCGATATTTTGTTTTACACTCATAAAGAAATTGCTGGAAGTCAGAAACCTCAATAGGATCATTCAGCAAGTTGTATGGTATTGCTTGCCCATATGCTTTGACCTCCTCCGAGGCAGTCATTAACTCTCTGGGTTTGTTATTGACTACGGTTTGTTCTACTGGCGGCTCTTCATCATTATAGATCGCCGTGATCATACGTTCAATGCGGCTCAATCGTTCATCAATACTATGAACAATTTCAGTGTAGTTTACCGGAGTTGCCATTGTGACTTTCCTTGGTTAATGTATTAGTGAGTGCGGCTGTCCTTACCATATACCTATTACCCACGCTAGGTTTGCCCATCTATAATCACCAAGACGACAACGGGGAACAATTATAGTAGGGAGGACAGCCATGTGGCCTTGTGCACTCGTCAAGTCTACCTCAATGCAGATGTCAAACATTGAGGGACGAAAGGATGCGTGGAACCCCTAGCTTGTTAGAATGTTACTTTGTCACCGCCTAAATCATCATTGTTTTGTGCTGGCTCTTCCCAGCTAGACTGAGCAATGCCGCCCTCCATGAAATGTTCTTGCATAAGAACAGCTTGCTTGAATATCTCCTCGCCATTAGGCAAGTCTTTGGTGCGCAAATGCATATTGTTCTCGCCTACATTCTTCACAATCTTAGGTGACCACCACGACTGGTTCGCCTGATTACGCATCAAATCAAGAGTGATCTTGTAGGTGTAGTAATAGAATGGAGGAGTAATGGTCTGTCCGTTACTCATCCGATACCGCGTCTGCGTAAGCATAGTGGAAAGCATATTGGCGGCTCGATTGCCAGTGCTACGTAGGTTGAAGAAACTGGGGTCCATTTCTCCAGTTTCTGGATCGACATCGAAGATCAAGAATGATCTTTGCTTGTCGATGTAATGGCCGTCTGTGGTTATTGGATTGAGTTGATCGCGCTGATCTGGCGCGCACTTATTCTTCCAACCTTCATCCGCTCCCCAAATCTTTATCAGACCGCTCCCTGGGCTATTCGATGCCCACTCAATCGTTTGCTTTTGATAACCAATAACGACAGCAGTAATACCCGTCTGGCCAGGAGTCAGTTTGCCGGACGCAGTATTATAGAACATGCCAGGCTTCGCACCAGTAACGTATTGACCACCGCCCTCCTGGCACTCAGGATTCAACTGCTGTAGTATTTTCAGTCGCGGTATGACCAGTTCGCTCTGTTCAAACTTTGTATTTTTCTGGGCGAGTTTCGCCAGCATCTCCTCTTCAGCAGACAAGGTAACTGGAACTTGTTCAGTAGCGGAGTCCATACGATACACACGACGTTTGACCATTATTATTCTCCTACTCAATGATTGTCTTGTTACTGCGGAAGACATTGAACAGATCGGGTATCACCATACCTTCATTCTCCATTTCGCGTCCCCATTTATTGAGGGTTTGATAGTTTATCGTCTTTGTTACTTCAGCATCAACTCCTATTGCTGATAGGGCTTGTGTTACCTCCTCAATCTTGTTTGATCCTTTCGGCAATGCTATTGCAATGTTGGTCTTAACCATCCCTTCATGGCCGTTATTTGTCAACCAGTTGTCGATGTCATTTATACGATCTTTTGGTGCCGTTACCTTCAATATAGGAACGACTGCAAAGAATGTGCCATCATCCAAGGTGAAACCCCTCATATGTAACTCAGCCATAATGATAGGGATTTCGTGGGATGACAGCGTATCGTATTCATATTGAATTGTTTCGAGTTGTTTCTGTAATCGTTGTATTGTTTTTTCCTTCTCCTTCATTTGGGTTGCTAGGTCTGTCAGTTGCTTTATCTTGTCGTCTCTGTTCATTGCTACTCCCTTTGATTGAAGCGGACACTTCAAAAAAAATGGAGACCAATACTTGAATTTTACAAACATCGGTCTCCAAGTTTGGGGAATCAGTAGTCCGCAGAAACGACTATAGCGCCGTTAGCTTCCGCGGTAAAGCCCTAGTTTTTCGTCTGGGTAGCAATAAGTATTTTCAGTATAGCTTCAAGATCAGAGTGCGCTACGCCCATCAAGAATGCAGCTTTGTTAGGTATAGTATCAGGTAACCGACCACGTAACGAAGCAATCAAGTTGAACGCGTGACCAGTTATCCTTACAACATCAGCGTATGTGTGTTCTTCATCCATTGTTACTATCCCTTAATAAGATCATTAGGAAACTCACCGCGGTTTTGATGAACCTCCCAACCATACTTAGTTAGTAATACAGATTCCCAACGTTTGTCTAGTACATTCTCCAAGATGATCGGATAACCATACTTGAGCAAATCTTCAATTAGCTTAGTGAAGGTTCCGCAATTAGGACGCCAGACAGTAATATTGGCTACTGTAATAACCTTCTCACGCCTTGCCACTTTGTTACGTATGATCATACGTTCGCCAATGCGAATGTATACTTGGGCAAGTTTGTTATAGTCATACCATTCATTGGTTCGATTTAGACTGAGGTTATACTCAAGTTTCTTTTTGAAGGTATGTCGTGCCATTGTTCCTACACTCCATGCTCGAATTGAGCAAAGCGGGCGCCAGGAGCTACTGGCGCCCAAATTGTTAGTCTTGCGTAATGGGCAGGTTCATGTGATCGTTGATGGTAGTAATCTCATCCAAGTCTAATCGTTTCACTTCACGTTCCAACTCTTTGATGCGTTGATCTTGCTTCCGAACAATCTGTTCAAGCTTCTTTATACGCTCCAGGAGCGTTGGTTTTTTCTTGATCGGCAAGGAACTCTCCCCAATGTTAGTTCAATTCTTCTGCAATATCCTTCGTGTGGGTTACTACCCATTCACAAACTTCCTTGATCGAAAAGAAACTTGGAGAGATACTTCTGATGCCATATTTGATGACATATTGTGTTTGGCGATGTGAAAGAAACGATTGTATTCGACACCCATTGGCTTTGAGAATACTCTCAGCCAGATCAATCTGACTAATGCTATCTATACCCATTGTTCCATTCCTTTCTAGATGAGCCTGGTCTCCTTGATCTCCAGGGAGATGTAGTATCACAATACTACATCCCTCCATAGATCACATTTCGTCTGCAACCTCAGGATCAATAACAATAGCATGTATAGTGAACTTGGAACCTATATGCTTCTTGGATAATGACCTTTGCTTCAGCAATGCTCGCATGTAGGTTGAATACAGCATGCTGAAAGGCTCGCTGAAAGGTTCCTTGTTAATGCTTCCAGGGTGGTTATACATTACGACGTAGTATGTCTTCATGTTATACCATCCATCTTGGAGGCACTGGCACAACAGCATCATGAGGTCGCCACCAGTGTAATACATACGGATGGCAATTGATATGCTTATCCGCAGGCACATGTAGTTGATAGGCATATTCGTTATCTTTGAATAACAACCTAGCAACACATTCCATTTCAGCCCATGTTGGACATTTGTTGTATCTACTGATGGAAATGTGATCCCAGCCATCTGTCCAGCTGACAATCACATTAAGTATTTTTCCATCAATAGGAGACTTGAAATGGAAATGCCCGCCTGACTCATTGATACCAAGTATAAGTATGATATCAAGACTCATGCCAAGTATCTCTTTGATGGACTTCATCAGTCACACCTCGTGGTAGTATGGCCGCGCGAATCAGTCTTGCTCAAACACTTGGACCTCTTGCCGTCGATGTTGAATTCGGAGTGAGTATAACCAAGTGAGTCTGTCTTACTTAGACCCTTCAAGTTATGCCCATCATAATGAGTATAGCCTAGACTGTCTTTGTAGCTGTGGATCGTTTCGGCATAGGCTCTGCTGAGCAGAGTTATGAACAACAATCCGAAAACAACCAATAATACAAACACAGCCAGCCTACGCCACACCATGTAGATATACTCTATGTCCATCGTTCCATTCCTTTCTAGACAGGTTCCTTTTGATGTGATCTCCAGGGGAGTGCAGTATCTATACGATCGTATATACGCGCGTATAGATACTGCAATCCTCAATAGATCAAGGTATCATACAACTCAGAACCGCCAGGAGCGCGATTACACCTAGCAGGAAGTAAACCACTTTGGATAGATCGTCCATTACTTCACCGTATAGTGTGAGCGAGTAAACTTGAACTGGCGCCGTTGTTCTTCAGGCACGTTCACTAACGTTTCGTCAATCATTGCCGTTCCACCGGACTCATAATGTCGGA